TAAACAGTATGATTTCTACTATGTCCAGTAGTGATCAACAAGGTATCAATGTAGCTGTTCGTTGCTTAATCAATACACTTGCAGATGAAATCGATAAAGTATATCACCCAAGCAAAAACATGTCTATTGGTTCTCTTGTAGACAAATACCTTGATGATGTCCTTGCAGTACGTGTTGAAGAAATCGTCAATGAACGTATCAGCTCTGCTATTGATCAATATATGGCAGATGAATTTGATATCACTGACTACGATAGTGAAATCGATTGGGAAGATCGTATCAGTTCTAACCTTGATAGATCTCTTCTTGAAGAGCTTGTTAGTGAAACAATCAAAGACAACATAACATTCGAGGTACGTGTATCGTGAACCAACCAGAATCTAACGGCTACTTTGTCTTCGTAAAACAAGGTTATGATCGAGCCTACTATTGTGTAGCAGGTCGTGATATCAAACTTCAAGACGCTGTATGCTATCTATTCCCAAATGAAGCGGCTAATGTATGTACAACAATGAACATGAGATTTAATAATGAACACCGTCAAAAAGAAACGCTCAATGAATCCGGAAGTACTAGCCAAGGGCAAAGCGGCTCTTGAGCAGTGGCGTAAAGAAAAAGCCTATGCTGTAAAGAAAGGTGGTAAGTTCCTTGAAGCATGGAATGAAGAACAAGAGTTAAAGAAAGCTCAAAAACGTACTTCACCCATGCAAGCAATCAAAAACTTTTGTAATGACTGTGTAGGAGGTATTCGTACAGACATAACCAACTGTACTGCTAAACAATGTTCTCTGTATATCTATCGACCATACAAAAAAGGTGATGATAATGAATGAATACTGCTTTCAAATTAGTCGTACATCAACAGTGTGGGTATGCGCTATTGATGAAGAAGAAGCCCAATCAAAAGTGTATGAAGAAATCGGCTATGATCCAGAAGAAATGGAACTTGTTGATGTAAACTTTGATATATGAAACTCTACGACCTACCCCGAGGATCATACTTCAAAATCATCGGTGATCTACAAATACCACCTTCAGCACCAGAACCTGATCTTGAAGAAACGTACAGGCTAGGCAATATTGATGGTATGTATTCCTACTGTGCTGATAACCAAGGTAAAATATACCATTTTGTTGCATGGACTGAAATTAAAGAGGTAAATGATAATGATAGCATACAAGCTTTTCAGGAAGCGTACAGACAATACCTACGGACCACTCTTTATCAATCGTAAACAACGACTAGAAAAAGATGTATGGTACTTCGCTGAAGATCATAAGACTAAAGGTTATGCACATCGTCCAGGATGGCATGCATGTGCTGAACCTATTGCACCACACCTATCTAAGAAAGGTCGTGTATGGTGTAAAGTAAAGATCAATGATCTTGTACGTCACCAAAGACCTGAATCTCAAGGCGGTCTCTGGTTTACTGCTAATGTACTTAAAATAATCGAGGAACTATGAGTTCAACACTAATCGCAATCATCGGCATAGTCTATCTAGGTGTATGTATTGACCTGTTCCTTAAAGGAAGTCTAGGTCTAAGCATTGCATTCTTAGGTTATGCTATCGGCAATGTAGGTTTATACTTGGAGACAGTAACTAAATGAATCGTAGAACAATCTACCTTGCAGGTCCAATGGAACACGTATCTACTGAAGAAGCTAAAGGTTGGCGATCAACAGCAACCCACCTGTTAGCCCACTCTTCAAACATACTTAACCCATGCAGACGTATTCATGCATTTCAACCTAAGTATATGAAACGTATATTTGAGCTTGATCTTCGTGATATCCGTGAGTCTGACTTAATCTTAGCAAACTTAAATAATCCAACTGTTCCTAAACACGGTACAGCTATGGAAGTATTCTATGCTGCTTATGTATTAAAGATCCCTGTTGTAGCGTTTAAAGAAGACAATACAACAATTCATCCTTTCTTTGAATCCCTTGTAACTGAATGGAGGTCTACTGTCGATAAAGCTTGTGATACAATTCTTGCGGAGTACTTATGATTATTAAATACATATGGATAGGAATACTTTGTTTTGCCTCACTGTGCGTAATTGCACAACTCTTTCGTAAACCTAAAATCAACATCTAATATGCCATACATAACTGAAGAAGCCCGTCAATCACCACACATGCTCAACTATGAGCCACACTGTGCAGGTGAATTAAACTTCCTGATCACAACGTTCATTCGTGACTACTACAACAAAAGCCCATCATATCAGTCTGTAAATGATGTTGTTGGCGCACTTGAAGGAGCTAAACTAGAGTTCTATCGTAGAATTGCCGCCCCTTATGAAGATAATAAAATCATTATGAACGGAGATGTATACTAATGAGCCATACTAAAGAAGCTATGCCTGAAAAATTCAGCTTTGGACATAAACCAGTGCCACAGTCACGTATCGACAAAATCCTATCACATTGGGATGAAGAAGATTTCTTTGACATTCAATCTAAAAAGTTGCTTGAAAAAGAACGTATAGAAATGGAAAAAGGTTGGTCTGAAGCATTCGGTATAGAATACAACAAGGAAATTGATGCTGATGAAAAACCAACATTCCAAACACAGGAGTTTAAAGACTTGGTAAAAGAATCACTATACAAAGATCATATTAACCCTCCACACTACAAGAATGTAGCCGCAGGTAAACAATACATGGAACTCATGGTTGACATGCTTGAAAGTAAGTCAGGTGTTGAAGCTCACTTGTTCGGTCAAGTGTATAAGTACCTGATGCGCTGTGGTAATAAAGACCAAGAAGTACAAGAGTTAAACAAAGCTCTGTGGTATCTTCAGGCACTCATCAAGTACAAGTCTGAAGGTAAAGTCATCTGATGAACCACATCAAAACGGTAAAACGTTTTGTCGCTGGAAGTATTAAGTTCTTCGACATCTATGAATGTACTGTAGATGAAGTTGATACTTATACTTCTAGCACTGGCAAATCTATGGTTAAAGTGTCTATTGAAGGTAAAGAGTATAATGGTCTCCATAACAAATGGGTCTATGAATATCTCTGTGCCAACGAAGGACAGCCATCTTTTGTAGTCTTCTGGAAAGCCCCTAAAGGTGATCCTATGGTAGCCTACGTTAAAGAGATCTGGCAGAATCACATTGATGGTACTCCACAAGAGACTGTCTATCTAGCAGATGATGCTGAAGCACATAAACAAGAGGGTGACTCTTTCCTGTATATGTGGGTTAACAAAGATACCGATAAGAAATACATTGGTAAACACAGAGGTAAACCTGATGATGGGTATGTGTGTTCGTCTGAAAGCTTCATGGCTGAATACAATGAATGCCCATCGAGATTCATCAGGACAATCCTTGCATATGGTTCTGATCAAGAAATGCTTGAGTTAGAAACTATATTGCTTCTGCAGTTAAAGACTCGTATGAGTCCACTGTACTATAACCTTTCAAACAATCTTAATAAGGATAATTGATATGGCAAAATCACATGCTGTTAAACATGACTTCGCTATTAAATTAGGTGGTCAAAACTATGAGATTCAAATTAGTCCTAGCACTAACTATGGATGGTTTGAACACAGAGAACTTGGTGACGAATCAGGTGGAGGTCTTTGGTTTGATCGTGGAATGTTCCTGATTGACTATGATGGTGTATATGAGTTACCCTCAGAAGTTAAAGATAGTTTAGTCAGGTTTGGTTATATTGATCCTTCGGAGGTTGAACAATGGTAATTGATATTGATGATGAAGTAGTTGATAAGTTAGTATCTGCAAACATTAAAAAATCATATGAGCTTTTATCTGATCCTAGATTCCAAAAAGGAATGTATAGCATGGATGAGTATGAAAACTTAGTCATGATAAACCTTTTGCGCAGAGCTATGGAAAGAGTATACGAGTACTATAGCTCAGATAAACTTGATTAAAATCAACACAACCACAGTCGGTACCTTATAGATACACACGGAGAACCTATGAAAAAGTATGTTGTAACTTGTTGCTTTGAAATCAACTATGAACCAGAAACAATGGCTGATATTGATACTATCATCCATGAGATGGTCAAAGAAGACTATCTAGACATCTATAACGGTGAAATGTTTTATGTAGTACAAGCAGAGGAAATCAATGAACCCAGATAAAGCGTATACAATGTATACAACAGCTGAAGAATGTAATGAGGTCTCTCAAAACATTATGAAAATACTTAGGTTTGGTCTTGATACTGTCTATCCAGCTGATGGTAAAGAAAGTAACCGAGATAAACTTGAGGAAGAAATGGGTCAATTAATGTTCTGTCTTAATCACTTGATATCCGATCTGGATTTAAGTGAAGACAATATCATGAATGCCTATAACGAGAAAGCTAATACATGGTTAAAATGGAAAGCCTATTATGTTAATTGATACAGCACAGGAAGGTGTAGTACGAGTTACTATTGACTTCTTTACCCCATTAACAGATGAACTTGAGTATAAGCTACACTATATCCTTGATAGTATAGCTGAACTTGAGTATGACTATGACAGAGAGGTAGAACTTGAAATCGCAAAGTGACTGGGATCTGTTCTATATGCGTATTGCTAACCTGATTTCTCAGCAGTCATACGCAGAAGATCGTAAAGTTGGTGCTATCATTGTCAAAGATGATAACATCATTTCATTTTCATACAACGGTACACCAAGAGGAACTAACAATGATACCCAAGTACATGAGGTTCTCCATGCAGAGGCTCAAGCAATCGCCAAAGTATCCCGTTCTAATCAATCTACTTTGGGTGCTACTCTTTATAGTACTCTCTCCCCTTGTATTGATTGCGCTAAGCTTGTCTACGCTGTTGGGATTCATCGAGTGGTTTTTAGAGACAATTATAAATGCCTTAGAGGAGTTGAGTTCTTAAAGTCTCAAGGTGTTATAGTTAATAACACACAAATTCACGAAGCATTCATTGATCCAATGTTGCTGATTAACACAGGACTATACAACAATGACTGAAACAACAGCACTACTTGCAATTAGTTTAGTAGCGTTAGGCGCATACAACTGGCATCTCCATACAATCATTCAAGGACTTAACGATCAACTCGATAACTTCCTTGAGATGGTCATGGAGATGGCTAAAGAACTACAAGAACTTGGGTCACCTAATGTAAAGGTAGTTGATGACAAAATTAAAAAAGACCTATGATAGACCTAAGAATATCCGTGTGACAGTAGCTTGTCTACCTGATGCTGAGAAAGACGTAAGGCAAATGTTCTTTGATTGCCTTAATGATTACAGCAAACGTTTCAAGGTACCTATCACGGATAAAAAGTTTGTAGTGCATATCTGCTTAATTGAATATGAAGAAAACTGTAATGAACAGGGATTAACCATATACAATGATGTAGATAGGCGTATTCTTATTCAGTTAAGAGACCCACTATTAAACGATTGGGGTCCAAACCACTTTGTCATGGATAAGTTTGTTAAAATTCTTGCCCATGAGATTGTACATGCATGACAGTACCTATGCAATCGTAAGATACCTAAGTTTAATAAACTAAATTACGATAAAAAAGATTTAAGAGAGCAATACTTCTTTGATCCCTCAGAAATGGAGGCTCGAATGTTAGAGGCTCCATACACATCATTCTACGGGAGTATTCTTAATGAATAAACTTGAACATAATAGTACAAAAACTTATACAATTATGAAACAACCTTTACCTGTTGGTTATTGGTTATTATATGTTGGATCAACACCACATACTGCTTTTTCTATGTACCACAAACCTACAGATGAACAAATTAAAAACACTGAAGAGTTGCTTGGTTGGACATGGAGAGATGCATGAATAAACTAAGGCTATGTGTAGACATTGAGACCAATGGT